GGCATCATCTTGATTGCGCATGACAAGATCAAGCGCATTGAAGACCCGCTGACCGAGGGCTATGACAGCCATGTCCTTAAACTGCACGACAAGGCCGCCGGCCTAGTCCAAGAATGGGCAGATGTTATTGGCTACGCAGGCTACCGCATTTTCACAAGCAAGACAGATGCAGGGTTCTCTAAAAAAGAAACCAAGGCTACCACAACTGGTGAGCGCATTTTGCACGTTGAACCCCATCCGGCTCACTGCGGTGGTAACCGCTTTGGCCTTCAGAATATGCCGCTTGACTGGACGGCATTTCAAGCAGCGCTCACCGTAGCGCAGTCTTGATCACACCAGTTCGTAACTTAACTTTTTAGGAAATTTATCATGGCTCAGTTTAATTTTGACGCATCTACCGTCGCCCCCCAACAGTCTACAGGCCCACTGCCTGCCGGCACTTATTTGGCACACATCACCGAGTCCGATGTGCAGCCCTTAAAGTCTGGTAATGGCGAAGGCTTGAAGCTGACATTTGAAATCATTGATGGCCAGTTCAAAGGCCGTAAGGTTTGGGAGAACCTCAACATTCGCCACAGCAACGAAGACACCCAGCGCATTGCACAAAGCCAGTTGTCTGCGCTTTGCCATGCCGTGAACGTGATCAAGTTGCTTGACACTGCCGCTTTGCACTTCAAGCCAGTGCGCATCAGCGTGACTGTGCGCGAAGCCCAAGGCATTTATAAGGCAAGCAACAACATCAAGGGCTATGAGGCCGCCGGTGGTGGTATCAGCGCACCAGCTGCACCAGCGTACACGCCACCGCCTGCTGCCGACACCCCTGCATGGCCAACAGCCGAGCAAGAGGCCGCCAAGTCCAAAGCACCCGCATGGGCACGCAAGTAATGGCCTTGCTTCCACAATCAGTTACTGATCCTGTGGCCGATGCCATCTTTGCCTATTACAAGGCGAAGTTTGGCGCGGAAGCACAGCGCCCTTACCTTGGCGCTTCTGCCATTGGTAAGCCCTGCCTGCGCCAGCACTGGTATTCATTCCGGTGGTCTAAGCCTGCGCAGTTCTCTGGCCGCCTGTACCGAGTGTTCCAGTCTGGCCACTTACAGGAGCCGAGAGTTTATGCTGACTTGTCTAGCATTGGCTGCACGGTCTACCAAATCAACCCTGCCACGGGCAAGCAGTGGTCATTTAGCGAACCTGAGACTGGTCACCATTTCCAAGGCAATGCTGACGGCATCATTACGGGCTTGCCGCAGGCACCCAAGTCCCCGCATTTACTGGAGATAAAAACAGCATCTGACAAGATGTTCAAAGACATGCAAAAAAATGGCGTAAAGAAGGCCAAGCCCGAACACTACGCGCAGATGCAAATATACATGAAGTGGTCAATTGATCAGTTTGGCGAAGACGGTTGCAAGCGTGCGCTGTACTTTGTGGTGAACAAAGACAATGACGACATCTACACCGAGCGCTTGGAGTTTGACGCTGACGAAGCCCAGAAGCTGATTGACAAGGCCATGGCGGTGATCACTAGCGTTGAGCCACCCGTTGGTGTGTCTACTGATCCAACATGGTTTGAATGCAAGTTCTGTGACTACCAGGCTATTTGCCACGGCACGGACGTACCGGCAACAACTTGCCGTTCTTGTGTCCACGCCACGCCAGAGATGGACGGCCAAGGCCGGTGGTCATGCGCGTCACTTGGCACTGACTTAACCACAGACCAGCAGCGCAAGGGTTGTGGCAAACACCAGTACATTCCCATCCTTTTGGCCAAGACAGCCAGTCCCGTTGACTTGACTCAAGACAATGGGCTGATCTACAACACGCTAGATGGCAAGCAGTTTGTCAATGGTGACCCTGCCGTCAACCCTAACTACATCAGCAGCGCTGAGATCCATGCCTGCGCAGACAAGACCGCTTTGGTGGACGAGCAGGCGCTTGAACTGCGCAAACAACATAATGCGAGGTTCGTATGAACACCCCACCAATTGACCAGATCACCCTGCGTGACTTCTTTGCCGCAGCTGCCTTAACTGGCCTGCTGTCTAATGGCGACCGCAAGTCAGCCGTGGAAAACGCTTATGCCATGGCTGACAAGATGCTTGAGGAGCGCAAACGTGATCTTGCGTGAGTATCAATCCCGCGCAGTCACCGAATTGTTTGACTGGTGGACAAAGCACCAAGGGAGTGCTGACATTCCCTTGCTTGTTTTGCCCACTGCCGCAGGCAAGTCGGTGATCTGCGCTGAGATTGTGCGCCAAATGTGGGATCAGTGGCCAGACTATCACCCGCGCACTGTGGTGCTGGTTCCATCCAAGGAACTGGCCGAGCAGAATGCGGCCAAACTCAGAGCCTTACTACCCCATACCATCAGCGTGGGTTATGTGAGCGCGAGCCTGGGCACCAAGAAGTACAACGCAGACGTGATTGTGGCCACCATTGGCAGCATCCACAAAGCAGCGCACTTGCTTGGCAACATCAAGGCCGTGGTAATTGACGAGGCTCATTTGGTGAGCCAGAAGGCAAATGATGCAGGCATGTACCGCAACTTTCTGTCAAACCTTGGCCAGATGTGCGAGTTTAGAACCGTTGGCATGACGGCCACGCCTTTTAGGGGTAACCAAGTTTGGCTAACTGACGGTGACGATCCATTGTTCACCGGCATTGCTAGCCGAGTGTCCATGCGTGAGCTGCTTGATGCCAAATTTATTGCGCCATTGGTTCCACCAACCGAGCGCATTGAGACACGCATCGATGCCAGCCATGTTGGCATTTCCAATGGCGACTACAAAGTTGGCGAACTATCCATCGAGGTTGAGAAATACCTTGCCAAAGTGGCCGTAGAAGCCACCAGAATCGCCTCAGAGCGAAAGAAATGGATTGCCTTTACACCGAGTGTCGTCAACGCTGAAAGCCTGTCTGACAAGCTAAATGAACTTGGCATTGTGAGTGCCGTTGTGTGCGGTGAGACACCAAAACAAGAGCGCGAAAACTTGATTCGCCAATTTAAAAGCCACCAGATTCACTGCCTGGTTACCGTGCTGGCGCTCTCAGTTGGCTTTGACGTGCCAGACGTGGACTGCATTGTTTGGTGCAGGCCCACCAAGTCGCCGGTGCTTTATGTGCAAGGCATGGGCAGAGGCACGCGCATTGCAGATGGCAAAGATGACTGCTTGGTGCTTGACTTTACCGACACCGTTGAGCGTTTGGGGCCAGTAGACACGATCCAAGGCAGGGCCAAGAAAAGGTCTGGCACGCAAGAAGCGCCTTACAGTATCTGCCCAGATTGCGGTGAACGCAACGCACCAGCTGCGCTAGTGTGTGTGCATTGTGGTGGCCAGATCAGGGAAGAAGAAGTTAAGCCAATGGATGCCAAGGTTTCTTATGCTGCACTGCTATCAAGCCAAACGGCCATGGCTGAACTGGTTTGGCATGACATCAGCCGAGTGGATTACAAGTTGCACCGCAAAGAGGGCAAGCCTGACTCAATGCGGGTTGACTACTACGGCGGTCTGCTTCGAGTTGCCAGCGAATGGATTTGTTTTAACCATGTTGGCTATGCTAGGCAAAAGGCTGAGAACTGGTGGATGCGCAGGGAAAAGAAGTCCATGCCATCAGGCACACAAGAGGCAATTGATTGGGCCAACTTTTACGACATTGAAGAACCAGTCAGGATTGCAACCCGCAAAAATGGAAAGTACACAGAGGTCAAAGACTATGAATTTAATCGAACTGAACGCAATCAAGAGGCATCTGGACAGCCAGGTCAAACAAGTAAATTTGATCCAAGTAAATTGCCGACAGTGCAACAACTTCGAGACAGGCATGTGTAAGCAGTTTGGAGCAAAGCCACCGCTAGAGTGGATCACCGGCACGGTTGAGTGCGAACACTGGGAATGGGATCAAATCCCTTTTTAGGAGGCAAACATGATCCGCACAGACGAAGATGATGAGTTTGACCGCATTGAGCGTGAAAACGCCATGAAAGGTCAACCCTATTATTGGAAACCCATGGAAGTAGTTATTTACACCAAGCGCAAATGCCCCGACTGCACGGAAGTCAAACAGCTTTTACGGGCTAAGAACATTAACTATGTCGAGATGGACATGGAGTCTAGCCCTGACTTACCCCATATTTTCATCAATGGCAAGCGCGTTGACGGCTTGGCCGCATTACAAGAAGCAATTAAAGGAGCAACACAATGATCAACTGGACACCACCAGAAGGCACCAAAGTGACTTACCCAAGCAAGAGTCTGCAAGACCGCGCATTTAACTACCAGCGCGGCTCAGACGTGCAGGCGCTCTGGCGTGAGCATGGCTGGACACCGCCCAGCGAAGGCATGATACCGCCGCCACCTGAGAAATCATTTGAGATTAGGAGAGTCAGATAAATGCCGCGCCCCAAGCCACCTGAACCCTTAAAAGTGAGACAAGTGCGAATGTCTGATAGACAATGGATGATGTTTAACGAACTTGGTAATGCTGAATGGCTGCGCAAACAACTGGACAAAAACGCCAAAATGCCAGCCAAGTATTACCGTTGTGAACTGGACGCACCTTCAAAGAAAGAAACCAATGACTAGCGGATGGCGTAAACGACAAATTCAGATGCCCAAGTTTGACATTTGGGAACGCGAAACTTTGGTTGACTTTGCAGGCGAATGTTACGTCAAACTGTGCGAACAGGATGACATCATTCAGCAGTTGCAGTGCGACCTGAAGACCGCCATTGAGGCTTACAGGGCGCTAGTTAAGGAATAGGCGGCGCTCGTCTATGCGGCGGTTTTGCAAGCCTTTTAAGACTTTGCCGCCGCCCATGCAGTATTTTAAAAGTTCTTCGGCAGCGCCCTCTTTATCGCCCCGAAGAACCTTTTGACGAAGCGTCGAACGCTGGAGTGTTCCCAGGCCGACGTTAAAACTAAAAGACACAAGACCATCAAACATACCTTGTGTAAGGGATACTGGGCAAAACTTTTCCACGCCTCGCTCAAAGCGATCCAGATCGGTTCGAAGAATTGCATCTACTTCGTCTTTTGAAAACGCTCGGTTATCTTCTGGCTGAAGCGCATAAGCGCCTCTTTGATCAATTGGCATCTTGCCTTGATTTGGGTAAAGAACATGGCCTACTCCTATTGTCCACAGCTTTGCTGGGCACTGGTATGGTTTAAATCGAACACCCTCATGGTGCTTGATCATCTCAATGGCTTTGGGCGAGACATTCATTTGCCAAACGCCCGACCGCCAAAATGGAATGCGATGATGCTGGCAAACAGTGCCTGGGTGTCAGAGTCCCACAGCATATCAGCCAACTCTGTAAAGGCCACGCCTCGGTTCCAGCCATAGGCAAACAGCCCTACGTCAACAAAGACTAACAGAAAAAAGAACCCATAGGTAATAACTGGGCGAACGCTGGCGCGAAGGTTTTTCATCCAAGTGGACGTGCCTTCGTTCAGGCTTGTGTCGTGGGCGTAGATGGCTTGCATTTCAGCCTGCTGGGCGCCAATGATGGCTTGACTGGTGGCGGCTGCGCTTTCGGTTTCTAATTGCTCGGTATGAATTTGTTCAATTCGCTCTTGCGCTTCAAAGCCAGCTTTGCGCAGTTCCAACTCGCGCTGGATCTGCATCTGCGCCAGCGCTAGCTCATGCAGCTTGTCAGCGCGGTCTTGGAAGAACTCCAACAGCTTGGGCAGGCCGCCCATGAGGAAAGAGATTAGGGTAGAGAGTAGAGTCAGCATTATTTAATTCCAATCTTGCCTAGCAGTAAATTTACAATTTTGTCGGATAAATCGTTTGGCAGAAATTTAAGAAGCCCAAGAAACCATAACGCCACACAACCATAAACAAAGATTTTGAGGCAAAGATCAAAGGTTTTTTGGTATTCATTCATCGCCCACACCGTGTTTTTGCACACATGTCTTGAATTTCAGAAATGCCAAACGCTACGGCCAAGCCCAACATAATTAAAACAAAAGCGCCCGCAACGATGGCCATTTGTTGTTCTTGTTCTTCTTTCTTTTTCTTAGCTTCTTCTCTGGCCTGACGGGCGGCGTGAGCGTCTTCAACGTCCATCAGTTGTGCGCGCTCTTTGATCTTTTGCCAAACGTCCATTTTGTTAGATTGGAAAAACAGCATCTGTAGCTCTTTTTCAAATTCACGGGCTTGTTCTAGCGCCATTTCAATCTGAAGCGCTTGCCCCATGTTGGAGCCTTTGCCTGACTTTTTTGCTTCCACCATTGCTTTAGTGGCAGCGGATTTGGCGTCAAACATTTTGCCAATCATGGGCGCAAGGCCGCCAATGTCATTGGCGACTTGTGCGGCCTTTTTGACCATGCCAATAGCGCTTTGTAGCCCGGCTAGTGCTGTGATCGGATCTATCATTTTCGCTCAACCTTTTCCCACTTAAGGCACACTACTTTGCGATTGTAAACATCACCCGTCCACGCCCACCGCACACAGCGGTATTCGGTTTTTCTTTCTTGGCTAGATACTACTGGCATAAATAGAAGAAACAGCATTATTAGCCATTTCATCTACCATGTCCCGCCCCATGCAATCATGTAAGTGCCAAAGATAACGAAAGCCGCAATACAGGCCGCAGCAATGATTGCTTTGGCCCAGTCTTTCATTTGTCTACTTTATTGTCTAGCTTGTCAAAGATTTTGCCAAGCATTTCTTTGA